GTCTTCCACCCTTGGTCTAAAGTCAAACGTATCCGTAAGAGGAAACTCACCAGAGGGTTTAGGAGCATCTGGATCAACCTTTGTTGCAGTATACGTTGGTATATCCTCATAGTCCATTTGATCAGCAATGTCACTATAGGAATCTACAGTTAATACATCACCAGTGCCGTGTTCAAAATAATCATAGATAACAAGTAGTCTTCCTGTAGGAGTTGCTCTGCCAGGCTTTCTAACTATTCTTGCGATATCATAAAAGTTATCTCTTTGTCCTGTATCTAATTCATACCTACTTGTAATAACATCACTACCTAATGATACTGATGATATTAAACCAGTTGCTCCAGATGAAGCACCTGTTATGGTTTCCGATACTGAAAATACTCCCGTTTTAGCAATAAAGCTAATAGGACTTGATGTATCAATAATTCTACCAGTTGCACCAGAAGAAGAACCAGTAATTTTCTCACCTCTAGTAAATGTACCTGTAATAGTTCCAACCGTTAATTCTGGAGCTGATGCACCTATATCTGCACTCTCTGAGTCAAATACCGCAACTAGATTGAATACATCTGCACGACCAAGAGAGATACTTTTATCAGTGGATCGTATACCAAATGCACCGTCCACATCAGTGTGAATAACATTGAGTTGCTTCATCAAATTTGTTGTTTTAGTTTTTTGTGTCACAGAGGTTTTAAGTATTGATGCTGTTAATTTTACTTTTGCAGCATTACCTAAAATAGTAGCATCAGTTATAGTTAATGTACCACTACCAGTACCAGCAACTTTACCAGATACGCTTACAATATCACCTTGAGCTCCTGTACCATCTCCTACTGCAAGAATAGACATTGTATAATCTCTTTCTGCAAATGCAAGGAAAGTTTCATTTGAACCAGCACTAAAAGATACAACACCAGAAGAGTTTGTTGTTCCTGTAAATTGTCTTCTAATTGTATATTGTGTATCAGTTGCACCACTATTAGTAGCTGTCAAAAGAGTCTTAATAACTTTCTTTGACAACTTAAACATTGATCTATTTTTTTGGGTATCTTTTAATTTTGCAGCTTCAGTAACAAATCCTTCTTGAATAAGTAAACCACCTGTTGTCTCTAGTTCAACCGCATCTGTTCCATTTTCAAGTAAGACATCAGCAAACACGTTTGTTAATTGTTCAGTAACAAAATCAGCAGTAAAGTCTTGACCAGAGTCATCATCTTCCATAAAGACTTGTCTAAAATCAACAAAACTAAATGTTTCAATTTTTGAAATTGTAAGGTCAGTATTACCAGAGTTTTCTATAATACCTCCTGTTTCAGCTGAATCAGAAGCTGTAACTTTTTCACCAGAACTAAACGTACCAACAACATTTGTTAAATTAACATTTGTTGTTGATGTTCCATCTTTAAATATAAGACCAGTTGCACCAGAAGTAACACCTTTAATTTGAACACCGCCATTTGCATGAGTTGCTAAAAGAGTAGGACTAGGAGTATCACTTAGAGTTAATTTTGTAAATGGTTGCAAGTCAAACATAAACAATTTATAAACAGAATTAAAGTTTGTTGCACTTGCCCCAGCAGTTCCAGAAGAAAATTCTATCAAACGAGCTCTTCCTACACCAATTAAACTTCCATTAGCCGCACCTCTGGTTGCATTAAAAGCATCATAAAATTCTAACTGTTTAAATGCTGTACTTTCACCACTAATAAATGTAACATCTGGTGTTCCATATAAATTTGTAATGTTTGCAAAGTTACCTACATCAAAGGTTGACACACCAGCATTTACTGTATTGAAATCTCTTGCCTTTTTAATATCTTTGATGGTTGGGGCCATCTTTTCAATTTCAAACCCCTTGATATATGCTTTGCCTGGACTTACTTGTAGTGCTAGTAAATCATTACTTGCAGTATTACCATCATCAGTGGATGCACCAGAAGCATATAGTCCTGTAAAATCTTCATTTCCTACAGAGATATTAACACTCTCTTTTGCAACAAACTGAAAAGGTCTTACCGTGTAATCACCAGACTCATCAAACGTCCTACGTGCAAAGGTTTCCTCAAGAACAGCATATTCTGTCTGTCTAACATAGTGTTGAACAATACCCTGTTTAGCATCCATCAATTCAACAAAGGATGAGTCTGCTGTAGAACCCCTTGCAAGTTTACCAAGGGATAAAGCAATTTTAAGTCTGTGAGCACCTTTTGCTGCAAAGTTGTTTGCACCAGTAGCATTGTCTAATAGAGTTGTATCTGCTTCTGGAGTAACAAGTGACTCTGTTACTGTAAAACCAATACGATATGATGGTGTGTTATCATACTTATCTAGAACAAAAGTTTCCTCTAAACAAGTGACAAAGAAACCACGAATATAGTAAACACCAGCTTCAATATGAAATGCACTACCTCTTCTAGAAGCAGGGCCACTAGAACTTGCAAGGTTTGCTGCACTTGATCCAGCAGCTGCACTAAAAAGTGAAGTGAAAGTTGTAGCAGATGCAACACTAGATGAATATGTTGTGGTGTGTGTTACACCGGCATCAGAAGATATATTCTCTCCATCAGCAAATACGTTTGTGACGTTATCTGTTCCAGTATTTACATATCTTAGATAAAGTGTTGGTTGATCAGTTGAAGTTGCAACATCAAATCCAATAACAACAGCACTAACACCAGTTGTTGCACCAGTAATTGTTACAGGAGTTGTTGAATTAAAATACTGTGATGGATCAACTGTTTCAGATGTAAAAGTAGAAGCAAGTTTTAAAGAGTGATATTTTGTATTAATATGTACAGCGCCCGGAATAACAACAGCACCCTCTTTGAAAACATGACTACCATGTTTTTCAATTTGATCTTGAAGAGCAGACTGTAATTGTGTTAACTCTCTAGCTTGTATTGCAAAGCCAGGACGAAATAATGTACGGTGAAAGTTATCTGTATCATCGAAATCATCATAATAAGGAGAAACATTTAGATCAGTTTTTTGTGCCATATTAGAATTCCACTATAACTTTAATATCTTCTGTTTGGTCTGTAGAACGAGAAATTGGTTTTCTGTTTTCTCTATAAATTATATCACCACTATCAGGTTGTAGTTCTGGATTTGCATGACCGTTAGAAAATGTTATAGTATTACCACCAGCCAAAGTAACAGCAGAGTCAGAAGTTATATCTGGTACTCCAGTTGCTCCAGAGGTTGCACCAGTAACCGTTGCGGCAGTACTAAATGCAACATAAGCACCAGTTGAACTACTTGTTCCGTAGTCTGCAAACCTTTCTTGTTGATAATATAGAATTTTCAAAGTACTATCAAATTCTACAACTCTACCAATCGCACCAGTAGTTGCTTGAGATATCTTTTCATCAGCTTGGAAAGTGCCTGGCGTTCCACTAAATTGCATAGCATAAGTGTTTCTAAATGATGTTGCAGTTCCTACAGTAGATGTTCCAAACGTAGTGGGATCAGCAACCAAATTAATATTTCTAAAATCGTTACCAGTGGTGAAGTCATCGTTGTCAGCACCCTCTAAACTTGTTTGCAACATTACATAATGGCCACCAAGTTGATCTGCATTGTTAGAACCGTGGCCACCTTTAGGACTGATAACAACTGAGATAGCTGAACCAGAACCACCAATCGCAGAAGCAGAACTTAGAGATGTATCTGAGAATGTAAAACCGGAACCAAGATTAACTGTTCCAAATGTGTATCCAGCACCAGCTTGTTGTACACCTGTGTTACCAGTTGATACTGCTGATATAGCGTTACTAGAAACTGTAATTTTTACAATCGCACCACTTGATGTCCCTTGACTTGTTCCATCACCATAAACTGCTGCATAGTATGTACCGTTTGTCAAACCACTTCCAGCGTTTGTGACTATGATTGATTCAATCGCACCGTCAGCTGCAGCTGCAGATATTGTACTATCCGTAGATACCGGCATAAAATCTGTTGTCGTAAATGTTGCTTGTTGAGAAGCACTAATGGTGTACAAGAATTTTAAAGTGTATCCACCCAAAACAAAGCTTGCTGTTGATTCAGATGTAGGTTCTGCACCACTATAAGCAGTTCCCCCATTGTTATCAAGAACCATATAAACACGGTTATCTGAAGTTTTAAAGAAAAATGTAGAGTCATATAAGTTTGTCGCACCAGAGGTTGTGGTATTGGATGCACTAATATTATCTTCATACATATCAAAGGTTGTGCTGTTTGCCCAATCTCTGCGAGGAATTACTTTTGTTATATTAGAAGTTGTAATCTTCTTTGCAGCAATTGCAGAGTCCCAAGTGTAAAATTCACTCGTAACATCATCTGCTGGAGTAGGTGGAGAACTATCAGACCCACCAGAAGTTCCAGAGGTAAATGGCATTGATTTACCTATCATGAGATAGTATACTGTTGCAGAGGCTTCACTAAATGACTCAAAAAACTGAGTGGCATTGTGTTGCCTAAATTTCTCTGTAATAATTGCTGTCATTTTTCTTTCCTCTATATCTTCTTATATTTATACTCACTATTAAACAAAATATTACTTTGTTTTATTAAGATGGTTTATCTGGAAATACAATATCATCTGGGTCAGACTCAGACGCAGGCAAATCTCTGAGAGCAGCTCTATAAGTTTTCCAAGCATCTGAGATAGCAGGGCTGTCTGGCATAGCCATGTAATCTGACTCAGCCATTAACCCATCACGCCTACTTCTAATATCTACCCATTTAACAGCCAGAATATCTGCTGCTACTTGGTCTGTGTCTTTTGTTGCAGTATCTCCACTCACATCCCAATACAGAACATCTTCATCTAAATCTGCAACAACTTTGCCTCCATGAGTTGCAACATGAGCTTTAGCTTCATCTTCAGTATCAAAATCTAAATACTTAGTAATTAATCCATCACTATGTGATACTACAGCTGTATATTTTTTCATGTTAATCTTTCCTATCGGTATCTTACTTGAAAAGTACTGTTTGTATCAAAAGTACCACCACTAATTTTAATTCTATCTAATACTGCTGAAAGAGTTTTACTACCACTACCTTGAATACTAGTTGTTATAGAACCATTAATGACCAGTTGATGCCTTGTCATATAAACAAATCCAGCAGTGTCCATTCTTCTCACTCTAATTACTCCATTAAACGCATTTGATTCACCATTAGCAGTGCGAAAAGTAAAAGAAGTTGTTGGGTGAGTAACTTGATTTAGATTACCTCCTTCATGAGCAAAACTATCTCCAGAATAAGCACTCGTTTCGTAGCCTCCCCCATCGCCTATAACCACGGTAGCAGAAACGGTTCCTGTAAAACTCATTAGATTAAAAAACAAATCAATATCTGTTGCCGTGCTTGGGATACCTGTAAATTCTTCTGAATTATTACTTGAATCTACTATTTGTGTTCCGTAAGTCCAAGGAGCGACTGATAAAGTTGTAAATGTAGGTGAAGAAAAAGCACCAGCAGAGGTAAGCAATTGTCCTGATGTGCCGGCACGATCAGTTATAGCACTAAGTTCTACACTCTCTGCCAAACCTTCAGTCGTATCTTCTAAAAGTAAGTTATCACCAGCATTTGTTGCAGAACCATCTGTTCCACCATCTTCAATAACAAAGTGGTCATCTAGATCAGCAGCAGTGTCAAATGCAAATTTATCATTAATTGATTCACCAGAGATAGTTCCTTTGACTTTTAAATCCCCTTCAATTACATTTGCAATTGTACCAATTGCAGCTGGGGCTCTTCCGAAATATGGCATTTAATTATTCTCCAATTTTGTCATGGTGCGTCTGGCCAAGTAATATCATCTGGGTCAGATTCAGATGCTGGTAAATCTCTTAGAGCTTTTCGATATTTAACCCATTTTGCTTTTACACTATCGCTTAAAGGAGTATCAGTAGCCACAGTCCAATCTGACTGCGCCATTAACACATCACGTTGTGTCCTAATTGCTGCCCACTTACCAGCCAAAATATCTGCTGCTAGTTGGTCTGTATCTTTAGCTGCGTCACTACTGACATCCCAATATGCAAGGTCTTCATCTAAATCTGCAACAACTTTGCCTCCATGAGTTGCAACATGAGCTTTAGCTTCATCTTCAGTATCAAAATCTTGAAACTTAGTAATTAATCCATCAGTATGAGATACTACAGCTGTAAATTCTTTCATCTTATTTTCCTAACCAAAAAGTACATTTAAATAACCAGCATCACCTGTAAAACCGCTAACTTTAAGTTGTGTTAGTTCCGCAGATAGCGACTTGCCACCAGCAGTAAGGCCGTGGCCTGTCCCAACATGATGATTTTGACCATTCATTACCCATGAAAATGTCCCTGCATCAGCTAAAACAAACTCGCAGAAACCGTTTAAAGAATTAGATGCGCCAAATTGTTCCCTAATAACAAATCCATTAGTTGCGTTGACCTGTCCAGCAATCGCCGTACCTTCGAGGTATTTACCACCACTGACGTAGCCGCTCGTTTCTATGCCGCCAGCATCGCCAAGCTCAATTTTAATTGTAGCTGTCGTGTCTGTCATCGAGACATTTCTAAAGACTAAGTAAACCCTTTTTGTACCAGCAGGTATTCCAGTAAAAGTAAAAGAATTACCAGAAGTTGTTGCTTGGAGACTAGCTTGTGATACCCCCGCAGAATCCTCAAAAGTGGGTGCAGCACCAGCACCACCAGAAGTAAGAGCTTGTCCATCAGTACCAGTGGCCACTGCTACAGGATTACCCGAAGTATCAAAACTAATTATATTTCCATCAGTTCCATCAGCCATTAGTGCGAGTGGTATTTTTGTTAAACTCATTTATTTAGTCTCCATTTTTTCGTCATGGTGCATCTGGAAAAGTAATATCATCTGGGTCAGATTCAGACGCAGGCAAATCTCTGAGAGCTTGACGATACGTTTTCCAAGCATCACTCATTGTAACATCAGAGTTACCCATGTAATCTG